AGAACTTGCGGCCCACGAGCGTGAATGCACGCAGCGCTACGCAGCGATAGAGCAACGGTTTGCCGATATGGGTGACCGCATGGGCAGGCTGGAGGGCTGGATGAAGTGGGCCATTGGCCTAACAGTCGGCATGTATCCTTTTCTCCTTGGGCTTTTTTGGGTGATGAAGCAATGAAGTTTGACAAGATCAAGAACCTCATCGGCGCGGTTGCGCCGACCATCGGTACGGCCCTGGGCGGCCCCCTGGGAGGCGCCGCGGCCCAGGCCGTGGCCCAGGTCCTTGGGGTGGACGCAAAGAGCCCCAGGGACATTGAGCGCGCCCTGGAGCAGGCTACGCCCGAGCAGCTGACCGAGATCAAGAAAGCCGAGCTCGACTTCCAGGCCCGCATGAAGGAGCTTGAGGTGGACGTCTTTGAGCTTGAGACCAAGGACATTCAGCACGCCCGAGAGACCCACAAGGGCGACTGGACCCCGAGGGTCATCGCCCTGGCCTGCATCCTGTTCTTTGGCGGATACATCTTCAGCGTGACCTTCCTGCCCCCGGAGGCGAACAGTGAGGCGGTCATCAACCTCGTGCTGGGCTACCTTGGCGGGGTGGTGTCGGCTATTGTCAGCTTCTATTTCGGCGCCTCGCAAAAGCAGGATTGACATGAAGATTGGCGCAGAAGGCATTGAATTAATTAAACATTTTGAAGGCTGCGAGCTTTCCAGTTACTACTGCGCAGCTGGGGTGGTCACCATTGGTTATGGCCATACGCTGACGGCAGAAGAAGGGCAGGAGATCACCCAGGAGGAAGCTGAAGAGCTGCTCTGCAAGGATCTTGAAGAATTTGAGCACTACATCAACCAGTACGTCGAAGCGGAGCTGACCCAGAACCAATTTGACGCCTTGGCTGCATGGACCTTCAATTTGGGGCCGGGGAACCTCAAGGAAAGCACGCTGCTCAAGCGCCTGAACGAAGGCGACTTTGACGACGTGCCAAACCAGATCCGCCGCTGGACGAAAGCTGGCGGCAAAGAACTCCCCGGTCTTGTCCGCAGACGTGAAGCTGAGGCTTTGCTCTTCCAGGGCGAAGACTGGCGGCATGTCTAGCGCGGCTTCTCTCAAAGACTTCGACCTCCTTTCTGACACCGAAAAAGCGGAGGCCATGGCGCTACTCAAGCGCTATGAGACCCTAGAGAAGCAAGAGTCTGCCCAGAAAGACTTCATCTCTTTTGTGAAGACTCAGTGGCCTGATTTCATCGAAGGGCGCCATCACCGCATCATTGCCGACAAGTTCAATCAAATTGCTGACGGCAAGCTCAAGCGTTTGATAGTTTGCCTGCCGCCCCGTCACTCCAAGTCTGAGTTCGCTTCGACGTTCTTCCCGGCTTGGATGATGGGGCGCCGACCCAATCTCAAAATCATTCAGGCGACCCACACCGCTGAGCTGGCGGTTCGCTTCGGTCGCCGGGTGCGAAACATCATTGACTCCGAGGATTATCAGGAGGTCTTCCCCGACCTAAAGCTGGAGGCTGACAACAAGTCAGCGGGGCGCTGGACCACCAACGGTGGCGGCGAAGCCTTCTACAGTGGCGTGGGCGGTGCGATCACCGGACGTGGTGCGGACCTGCTGGTTATCGACGACCCGGTATCGGAACAAGATGCCCTTTCGCCCACCGCCCTTGATGGCATCTATGAGTGGTACACCTCTGGTCCCCGGCAGCGTCTCCAGCCCGGTGGAATTATCGTCATCGTCATGACCCGCTGGTCCACCAAGGATCTGGTTGGCCGGGTGCTCAAAAAGCAAGGTGAGGATTACGCTGACAAGTGGGACGTGGTGGAGTTCCCGGCGATTATGCCGAGCGAAGAACCGCTCTGGCCCGAATACTGGAAGAAGGAAGAACTGCTCTCGGTTAAGGCGTCTCTGCCCATCGCCAAGTGGAACGCGCAGTGGATGCAGAACCCCACCGCCGAGGAAGGATCCATCGTCAAGCGGGAATGGTGGCGGCGCTGGGAGGCGGACGACGTGCCTGCCTACTCCTATGTCATTCAGTCCTACGACACGGCGTTCAGCCGCAAGGAGACAGCGGACTATTCCGCCATCACCACCTGGGCGATCTTTCAGCCCGAGAATGACGACTGCGATCAGATCATCCTGCTGGACGCGAAGCGTGTTCGCATGGACTTTCCCGAGCTGAAACGCTTGGCCATGGAAGAGTATCGTTATTGGGAGCCTGATTGTGTGCTCATCGAAGCCAAGGCATCAGGCACGCCCTTGACCCATGAGCTTCGCCGCATGGGGATCCCCGTCACCGCATATACGCCGAGCCGGGGTCAGGATAAGATTGCGCGAATGAACTCGGTTGCCCCGATTTTTGAATCTGGCATGGTGTGGGCACCGGAGACGATGTTTGCAGACGAAGTCATTGAGGAAATGGCATCATTTCCTTACGGCGATCACGATGACTATTGCGACTCATCCACAATGGCGCTGATGCGGTTCCGACAAGGGGGGTTCCTGACCCTGGCGGAGGATTGGCGAGACGAGGAGTCGGGATATTCGCAGCATAGGGTGGAATACTACTGATGGCCATTGAGCGCGTAATCCGAGGCGAAGTCCCCGAGGTGGTTGATGAAACCACCATCATGGAGGTCACTCCTGAGCCGACGCGGGAAGATCAAGTGCGCGAAGCGGCCATGATCCTAATCAATGAGGAGGGGATCCTCGTTGACGATGAGATCGATCAAGAACCGGAAAGCCCTGACGTACCCTTCGACGCCAACTTGGTTGATTACCTCGACCGCTCCGAGCTGCGCGAGCTTGCTGGGGACGTGATCCAGTCCATTGACGCCGACAAAGAGTCTCGCAGCGATTGGGAGCAAACCTACACCGAGGGCCTGAAGTATCTCGGGATGAAGTTTGATGAGACCCGCTCCCAGCCCTTTGAAGGGGCGACCGGCGTTCAGCACCCGATCCTTGCGGAGGCGGTGACCCAGTTCCAAGCGCAGGCTTACAAGGAGCTGCTCCCGGCCAAGGGTCCGGTCAAGACTGAGATCATTGGCGCCCGCACTGCGGATGTTGAGGCTCAGGCAGAGCGCGTCCAAGACTTCATGAACTTCTACATTATGAATGTCATGGAAGAGTTCGACCCAGAACTCGACATGATGCTGTTCTATCTGCCCCTTGCCGGTTCCACCTTCAAGAAGGTGTACTACGACACGGCTCTGGGCCGCGCAGTCTCCAAGTTCATCGCTCCGGAGGATCTGGTGGTGCCCTACGAGGCGTCGGATCTTTTCTCTGCCGAGCGCGTGACCCATGTGCTTTCCATGTCCCGCAACGAGATCCGCAAGCTGCAGCTCTCTGGCTTCTACGCCGACGTGGACATCAAGGATGGGGGCGCCTACCACAGCGACGACATCCAAGAGCAGATCGACGAGATTGAGGGCCAGTCCCCGAGTTACCGCGAGCGCCGAGACCACACGGTCTTCGAGGTACACACGATCTTGGATCTTCCCGGCTTTGAAGATAAGGGGGAAAACGGTGAGCCCACGGGGCTGAAGCTGCCTTACATCATCACCATTGATGAGGGATCGCAGCAGGTGCTTTCGATCCGCCGCAACTGGAACGAAGCCGATCCCGGCAAGCGCAAGATCAACTATTTTGTGCAGTTCAAGTTCCTTCCCGGCCTCGGCTTCTATGGCCTCGGCCTTTCGCACATGATTGGAAGCCTTGCCAAGGCATCGACTTCCATCCTCCGCCAGCTCATTGATGCCGGTACGCTCGCCAACCTGCCCTCTGGCTTCAAGGCCCGAGGCATGCGGATCTTGGACGACAAGACGCCCATCAAGCCCGGCGAGTTCCGCGACATCGACACCACTGGCGGTTCGCTGAAAGAGAACATGATCCCGCTCCCAATTAAGGAGCCGTCGAACGTTCTCATGCAACTCCTTGGTTTGCTTGTGGATTCTGGTAAGCGCTTTGCCAGCATTGCCGACACAAACGTCGGCGACATGAACCAAGCGATGCCCGTGGGCACGACCGTTGCGCTTCTTGAGCGCGGCACCAAGGTGATGTCGGCAATCCACAAGCGCCTTCACTACAGCCAGCGCCTTGAGTTCCAAGCCCTGGCCCGCGTCTTTGCCGAATACTTGCCGCCGGTTTATCCCTACCAGACGGGCAGCGGTCCCTCCGAGGTCATGCAGGCGGACTTTGATGGCCGGGTGGACGTGATCCCGGTTTCGGATCCCAACATCTTCTCCCAGAGCCAGCGCATCACCATGGCTCAGGAGCTGATGCAGCTGGTGCAATCGAATCCCCAGATCCATGGCCCCCAGGGGATCTATGAAGCCTATCGCCGCATGTATGCAGCCCTTGGGGTTGATGATGTTGACTCCCTGCTTCAGCCCCCGCCCCAACCGCAGCCACCCATGCCGGTGGACGCTGGTTTGGAGAACGCGGGGCTGCTGATTGGCCAGCCTGCCCAAGCCTTTGAGCAGCAGAACCACCGCGCCCACATTGAGGCGCACCGGAACCTGTTCCTCACCGAGGTGGTGAAGACCAACCCGCAGCTGCAGTCGCTCATCATCAGCCACATGATGCAGCACCTGCAGTTCTTGGCTGGTCAGATGGCGCAGGAGCAGCTGCCGCCTGAGATGCAGCAGCAGATCGATCAGCTCATGGCTCAGGCTGGGCAGATCCCGCCCGATCAGATGATGCAGATGCAAAGCCAGATGCAGATGATGATTGAGCAGTTCTCTTCGCCGATCCTTGCCCAGATGACGCAGGAGCTGATGCTCAGCATTGGCCAGGGCTCGCAGGAAGATCCGCTGGTTCGGATCCGCGAAAAGGAAACTGAGCTGCGCGAGCGTGAGCTTGAGGCTGACAATGCTCAGTTTGTCGCCAAGCAAGATCAGCGCACGCAGGAGAAGCTGCTGGAGAATGAGCTGGCTCGCGAGCGGCTACGGCTCAATTCCGAGAATGCCGATGACAAGACGCAGATCTCCCGTGACCGGCTGGAGCAGCAAGCCCGGTTGAAGCTGCTGGAGCTGCAAGCGAAATTTGGAGGTAACTTTGCCTAGCTCAATGCAACTGGAGCGTCGAGCGCTCCTTCGTAAAGAGAAAGCCTTGCTTCGGGAATCGGAGCAGAAAGAGTTTGAACGCGCCGCCGAAGAGAAAGCCAAGAAGCATCAGGCTTACCTTGAGCGCCTTGAAGCAAAGCTGGCCCGCATTGCAGGCGTTGAGCCTGAGCCCGCTGCAGTGGTTTTGACTG